AGTAAATGACTGGAAATAAGAGTGTGAAAGCAAACTACAGCTTGTCAACGTGAGGCGTAGGCACTCTCCGCAGGTTTGAATCCTGCTCCTTGGTTTTATACTTACTGGAGATATACATGAGCCAAAAATTATCAATCAAAATAAGACCAACGAAAAAGCAAGAAGTATGCTGGGCTAGTTTGAGAGATAACACGAAGAAGTTTGTCTTATTTGGTGGTGGTGCAGGTGGGGGAAAAGTAGTTCCAAAAGGGGACTCCATTCTTACTCCATTTGGATTTAAAAAAATAGAAGATTTAAATGTGGGTACATTAATTAATAATCCTGATGGGAGTGTGTGTAAAGTAGTTAAGCTCCACCCTTGGCATAACTATGAAAAATGGAAAATATCTTTTATAGATGGAACTGAATTAACTACTACTGGTGGACATCTTTGGAATGCGTGGAAATGTTCCAAATCAAGAAAGATAAAGAACAAAAATATTTGTGGAGAAGATTCTGCCGAGGTTATTGAAACCAGAGGAATGCTTGATTGGATCAACAGGGGATATAATGTTGCAGTACCAGTAAACGAAGAACAACCATTTAATGTTACTTTTAGAAAAAGAGTCCAATTAGATCCATATCATTTAGGTTTATTTTTAGGTGATGGACATATAAGTAAAAAGAATTTATCAATAACTTCAGCAGACCATGAACACATGAAACGAGTATTCCCCATTGATGGATATACATTAAACGGATATAGTTACTGGTTTAAAGGAAAACTAAAAAAACAATTAGTTTCTGGTTTTGATAAATTAGGATTACTAGGTAAAAAATCTAATAATAAATTTATTCCTAAACAATTTAAATATGCCTCCATAAGAGATAGATATAGCTTAATACAGGGTTTAATGGACACTGACGGATATATCTCTAAAGATGGAAAGATGTACTATACAACAATTTCTTCTGAATTAGCAGAAGATACGGCATTTGTTATAAGAAGTCTCGGAGGTGTTGTATCTATAACTAAAAAGAAGGTTGGGTATAAAAAGGATGGTGTTTTTATTAGATGTAACGATTGTTATGAGCTGTATATAAATTATAGAAATTCTCAAAAGTTTTTTAGGCTTGAGAGGAAATTATCTAGGTCTAAAGGTAATAAAACAATATGTAAAAGAGTTAAATCCATTGAAATAATTGGTGGCGATACATTCGAAGGAAGATGTATAACTGTGTCTCATCCCAACGGTCTTTATATAACAAATAATTTCATTGTAACTCATAATTCATGGCTTGGTTGTGAGTGGACAGTTCTAATGTGTTTAATGTATCCGGGAGCCAAGATGTTTATCGGGCGGAACGAATTAAAAAGACTAATGGCTTCAACCTTTATTACATTTCTAAAAGTAACAACTCACCACGGAATACCTAAAACAATGTGGAAACTTAACTCTCAATATAACTTTATTCAATTTACAAACGGCAGCAGGATTGATTTACTTGATGTGTCTTACCAACCGCGTGATCCTTTATATGAAAGGTTTGGTTCAACTGAATACTCAAGTGGGTGGTTAGAGGAAGTTGGTGAGATTAAAGAAAAGGCCTTTGATGTGTTGAAATCAAGGATTGGAAGACATCAGACTCCTAAGATGGTAGAGAATGGATTTAAGTCTAAGATGTTTCTTACTTGTAACCCAAAAAAGAACTGGGTTTATCATCAGGCCTATAAGCCATGGAAAGAACATTGTCTACCTCCTGAATGGGTGTTCATACAATCGCTTTATACTGATAACCCTTATACCGCTTCCGAATACGGAGAAAACTTACGATCGATAAAAGATCCAGTACTACGAGAAAGACTTATGCTTGGGAATTGGGAGTATGAGAATGATGATGCAATCTTAATAAAATATGAAAACATACTAGACATGTTCGGGAGAGAATATGATGTCGAATCAATGGGAGGAGATTTCTATTTGTCTGTGGACGTTGCAAGATTTGGTAGAGACAAAGCAGTTATAATGTTATGGCAAGGATGGTTCATTAGAAAGATCTGGTTTTATGATAAGTCCTCCGCAGACTTCCTAGAAGATAAGATTACTTCAAAGGTGAATCAATATCATATTGAATGGAATAATGTTGTTATAGATGAAGACGGAGTCGGTGGAGGTGTTGTAGATCATTTGAGAGGATGTACAGGATTTGTGAACAACTCAACAGCAGTGGAAGAGTTCTATGAAGACACTCAAGACACTAAAATGTATAACTATAGGAATCTACGATCTCAATGTTATTACAAATTAGCCGAAGCAGTTAATGAAGGCAAGATTGGTATCTCTAAAGAAATACCTATGGACATTAAGAATAGCATAATAGAAGAACTTGAATGTGTGAAGAGAAAAGATGTGGAGAAGAATGAGACAACTCTTGCAATCATCGGAAAGGATGAGATGAAGGAGATGATAGGACGTTCACCCGACTTTGCAGATTCAATGATGATGCGATGTTACTTTGGACTAGGAGAAGTTGAAAATTTCGAGGTAGATATTGCATGGTAAAGACTGGTTCGGCCAAAAGACATAATAATGCGTGGAAACATTGGTGCCCAAATGAATGTGGAAGACAAGCAGTGTATGATGGATCTCTCAAGCGTTATATTTGTAGTGTGTGCAAAGGAGAATTTTTAAAAGAGGATTTAAAATGAAAAAGTTATACGAGAAGAAAGACAAAGAGAAGAAGAAAGAGAAAGACAAAGAGAAACTCCTTGAAGATGTAAAGGAGGAAATTATTGTCAAATGAGTCAACAAAGTGTTGCTTATGAATTGGAGAAGCATTATCCTGAGTATTTGACTAAAGATGATTTGATGGAGATACTAGGAACTAATAAGCAGAGCGTGTGTCGCAATTTGAGAGCATTAATTAAAAGAGAAGAAGTTGAGTACGAAATGACTTGGAAGAGTAAGTTCTCTTCTAAGTTTGGAAAAGCTTATAGAATCAAACCAGAGATTAAAAATGGAAAATAAAATAGAAAGCGTAAAGTCTGATAATAGACAGACAACAGAGAACATCCCAGAAGCTCTTAAGAGTGAAGGAACAAAAATAGTGTCATTCAAGAAAATGATAGATGATGCTTTAGCTAAGATTGAAGATCTTGCAACATTAGAAGTGATGATGCCAGTTGAATCAAGACTTAGAGAAAGACTTGAATCTCTTAGGAAAATGGGTGCAGCAAGACACTTGAAGATAAGAGGACATTGGAAAACTACTCCTCCTAGGATGCATATCACTAAACTTACTGGAAGAAAAATGAATGCAGATGAAGCTGAAATTACTTTCTCTGTATTTGAAGTTGATAAAGAAAATAACAAAAAGATGCACGAACAAACTACTGTTATTACCAAAGAGAATGGTGATAAGATTAATAGGATTACTTCTGCAGAATATAGAGTTGCTTACGAAGTTACTGAAAAGATTAAAACTGGTAAGACAATATCAAGAGAAGTAGTGCAATTTGAGTTGGTAAATTAAAATGAAATATGAATTAGATAAACAAACAATTGATATCCTGAGTAATTTCTTAGGAAGAGTTCAACTACAAGGAAATGAAGTTAATGCCTTTAACAAGATTGTTAATGTGCTACAAAATCCAATTAAAGAAGTTGAGGAGAAAAAAGATGAAAAAAGAAAATAAATCTGTTGGTTTTGGAATTGCTAGTCTGGTTACATCCTTGATAGGATTCTTTGGATTTGTTGCTCCATATATTGCAATATTGTTTAGTATTTCTGCAATAGTATTTTGTGTAATACAACAAAAAAGATATAAAACTGGGTTAGCAACTGCTGGTCTTGTTATAGGAATTTTGGGAGTTATTGGAAACATATTTTGGCTGTTGACTTTATTATTAATGATGGGTGCAATTTAAGATGGCAGATAAGATAAAGTTTGAATGGGATGGAGAACAACTTAAACAAATTGTTGAAGTTACTCCTCAAAAGTTTACTCCGAAAGAAGTAATTGAATCTTTAGAACAATCGTATAACAATATTGGACAAATGGAAGAAAGTTTAGTTAAACTGGAATCTAACATTACTAAGCTTAAAAGAGATATCAAGGAAGGACATGAACATTTAAAGAGACTTGAAGAGTTTGAACCAAAGTGTAGGGAAATAATGATGGAACATCTTGTCTCTCAAATTGCTAAATGCTCTTCTAAGTGCAAGAAACAAGCTGAGATTGATACAGAGAAAACAATTGCAAAAGACCCAAGTGCTTATACTGAAGGGCAAAAGGCAAATATGAATTATGTCAATTATCAAAGGTTATTAGCAACTGATGAGAAGATTGCAAAGAAAGTCTCTGGTGATATAATAAGGGAACATTTATTTATGAAACCTATCTTTTCTAATCCATTTTTGGATTAATTTTTTTTGTTTTCCAAGTAGTATTTAAATATATTAAACGAGAGTTAAAATAATAAGATGTCTGGGATTAAAAGAATTTTACATAATGTGAAGAGTCTAACCTTTGGAAAAGGGATTAATACTTTGCAAACTTCCGATGAAACTTCAATCACTTCTTTGCCTTGGGGAAGCCATGCTGACTCCTCTGATAAACAAGCTGTGTTTCCAAATTGGTTCTTTTCAGCTAGACTTGGACAGCCAAGACAAGTTGATACTAGGAAGATAAGAAACTTAGCACAAAGTCCTTGGGTGCAAATGGTTCTTACTACTTTCAAAAAGCAAATTTATACTACTGAATGGAAAATAATTAATGTAGACCCTGAAGATGAAACTGATTATGTTGAAGAAACTAAAATAATCAAAGACTTTATGCATAATCTTAATGAAGACAATCAGTCTATTGATGATGTTTGCTCTGAAGTAATATCAGACGTTGGCGAAATTGATGCTGGTGTCTGGAACTTTGTTTATTCTTCTGATTCTTATGTTGTTGGTGAAATTCCTATCTATGATGGTTGGGGAAGAATCCAATCTACAGAAACTGGTCTTATATTGAAACCATTAGGACAAAGAACCATTACTCAAGTTAAATCTGTTGATGGTTCAACCATGCTTAAACAAATTGACCTTTATAAAAATCTTTTAAACTACTGGCAATATTCTTTCAAACATCCAAGACAAAATCCTACTAGATTTGAAAAGGATGAAATTCATTATATGATAATGAATAAAAGACCATATTCAATTTATGGTTTCTCTCCTGTGCAATCTATTCAACAAGTTGTAGAACTTCTTATTCAAGGAACAAGATACAACAAAGACCTTTATACTAATAATGCAGTGCCAGATATTATGGTTTCTCTTCCTAAACTACCAACTGAAAAACTTAAAAAACTAAAAAGAGTTTGGAACGAGAACTATCAAGGAAAACCACATCAAGTTGGTTTCATTAACTGGGCAATTGAAAACTTGCATAAATTAAATGATTCAAATCGAGACCTTGAATGGTTGAATGGACAGCAATGGTATTTTAAGATTGTATTCGGTGCATTTGGAGTAAGTCCTGAAGAAGCTGGATTTACTGAGAACTCTAATAGAGCAACTGGTGATAGCCAGGAAAGAGTTACTGTTAGAAATGCTTTGACTCCATATTATAAAATGCTTGAAACTTCTATAAACAACAGACTTATTCCTGAAATATTACAAGATGCAAATCCTAAAGTAAAGTTTGAATATTGTCCGAAAGACCAAGAAAGGAAAAAGACAGAATTTGAACAACAAGTAAAAGAACTGGAACTTGGAATAATTACTGTTAATGAATATAGAAAGCTGCAAGGAAAAGAAAGTGTAGAGTGGGGAGACGAACCTCTAAGAAGACCTTTTGACCCTGCTGATATAACTATGAACAACTTTGGTAATCCTAATCCTAATGCTCCTCCTAAAAAGGAAGAGAAGTTTAAGAAAAGCTTTGAGAGGTTTCTAAATGGTCACAAATCGACAACCACATCTGAATGAACTTAATGGTGTTAAGCAAGACACTATTCAATGGCCAGCAAAAGCTCATCGAGTAACTTCTGTACTTTCTGATGGCTCTGAAATAACTAATGATAATCCTCTTCCAGTTATGAACTTTGGTGGATTAGTTCCAGAAGGTTATGACGAAATAATGCTAACTTATGTTACTTCAGGAGATGGTATTGGAGAGATTGAAACTGTTACTTATAAAAAAGATTCTTCTACTTTGGCAATCTTAACTCTTTCTTATAATGGAGATGATAAGTTAGTTGGAGTTGTGAGGTCTTAATGGCTTATTCTTTTAATCCTTTTACTGGTAATTTAGATAAAGTAAGTGTAGAGGATTTATCTTTATTAAAACTTCAAGATTTAAGCGATGTTGATAAAACAGACAAAGCAACAAGCAAAATATTACAGGTAAGAGCTGATGGAAAACACGAGTATGTTACTTTACCTAACCCTGATTTAACACCATACTGGAAATCAGATGGAAGCTCAACAGCTACTGGAGATTGGGATTTAGGCGATAATGATTTG